CGCCTCCACGAGCGCATCAGCATAGGACAGACCTCGGCTTAGGTATCCATCCACAGCAGTCTGAGTCTTGACCCTCTCGTCGCCAACCATGACAGCAGCGCCAAGTTCCTCCTTAGCTCGGATCGTCAACTCGTCGCCGTTCTTCTTGATGTAGTCCTTCGCGAACTCGATGTTCCCGTCCTCTATTGCCTTGCTGATCACGGCAGCATGGCCTGGTGTTCTGGCCTCCTGCATCTTGACCTTCAGGACTTCAGGAGATGCACCAGGGTTCAATGCGATGACAGAATCACGGATGTCCTGTGCTGCCTGCTTTGCGACTTCAGGGTTGTATGGGTTATCGACCAGACTCTCGTTGCTGAGTTTGATCTTCGAGTCGTGGGTCTGTGACTGCGCCTCGTTGTATTGCTGCAGCATATGCCCATCGATGTCATTGAGCATGTCAGCTTTCACGCGAAGAGACTTCTGCGTGAATGCTTGACGTTGCGCGTCATTGTTAAGACCCGACTGGATCTCTTCAAGCGCAGAATCGTATTGCTCCGAGTACCGCTGCGAGAGCGACTTACCATCCTTTGCAGTGATCGCATCGAAACCCTTTGCGTTCATCCACCCTGTATCCTTGTCAGTCTTCAGAACGTTCTTCATGCGCAATGCCTTGACGTAGGCATCGTCCACTACAAGAGCATTCGCCTGCTCCTGCATGTCCGTAGCGATCCGCATTGCGCTGGATCCAGCCGCCCCGATTGCCTCGCCCGTTGCCCTTGCTTGCGTACCGCTGTCGTAGCCCTGCGGAGACTGGAACCCGGTTGGGTTCTGGACTGCAAGACCAACCTGCTGACCACCATATCCAGGGATCGTTGCCATCACTTGATTCCGTTCTTTGCCTTGTCCCACGCGTACCACGACTCAGACACCTTACTGGCGCTGCCGAGTAGGGTGGTCGCCATCGTCCCAACCGGGCTGATACCTTGCATCTGCGCCCTCTTCATCGTTGCATCGTTCTGCAGATTCACCGACTGAGTTCGGTAGCCGAATGCCTGCGACAACGCATTGATCTGCGCCGTGTTCCTGTCGACCTCCTTCATCACGTCCGTGCTGGCCTGAACCTCTGCCGCAGATCCCTGGCTCAAGTCGATACCGTTTGCCGCGAATCCGGTTCTCTGTGCGCTCTTGATTGCTCCGGCGCGCTGAGTGATCTGACCAATCTGTGAGTTCCCGGCGGCCAGTGCGCTCTGCGCTGCCCTCTCGTATTGCTGGGCATTGATATCATCGATCGCAGCTTGTGATGCCAGCGTTCGACGTGCAGACATCGCGGAAAAGAAACTGCCAATTCCGGTGATGGCAGAGCCAGCGATCTGGGCCTGCATTGCAAGCTTCGCCTTATCCGCTGTTGTTGTCGGAATATCAAACATCTCATCCTCCCAGCACAACTTCGAACGTGATGTTCTCGATGGTCAGCGGTGTTGGATCCTGGTTCCTGATCAGCATCTGACCTGACGTGTTCCACTCCGGAGCAACTGCCACCTCGAATTCGTCGGTCTTGAATGCTGGCGCGACACCATAGTTCTCTGTCGTGCGCGACTTGCGCTCGATCATCCTGTCCTCATTCGGCCCAACCCGGAACGTCCCAGACTTCATGGTTCTCATGTAGACCTTGTTCACGTTCTTCATCCGACCCTGGCCGAAGGCACTGTCAACCTGGGCGGAGATCGGTAACGTCTTGGCGTCGCTGATATAACCCAACCCAATCTGCACTTTGCTTGCCTGGCTCTCAAGCCTGACTTTGCCACCGGTTACTACCCTAGTCGGATGCACCGCACCGTCAGCGAGTATCGAAACCGTCATGCCTTCGAGCGCGATCAGGTTGCTCACAGTGTCCGTAGCAGCTCCGTTGTATGTGGCACCGCAGTCCACAAAGAATGCATCGGACTGGGTCGCCCACTTCCGAGGCTTGAGCCTCTCGATGTAGCGCACATCGCTGCCATTGATAGTGCGCTTGACCACGGAATAGAGTATGTCCTCGGCACCTTCAGCCACCACGCAGATAGACTCGAATGTGCCCTGGGTGTCATGCCAACTGAGAGCTGCAACCTCCTGCTCCGGCAGGAACGTCATCGACAGCAGGGTGCCTGCGCTGCTCACGCACCAGATTGTCGGAAGAGGTGCCTTGCTGTAGGCAATGTCTACGATGTCGGCATCATCGAACAGGTGCGGCGCACGAATGCTCATGTCAACATTGTCGAGTCCACCGGCTTGCAACTGATAGGCTAATTGTCTGATGTGCCCACCACGAGCAGCGGCATATACCACGCTCGAGTTGATCACCAGTGGCTGGACATTGTTCGCGCCTATGTATGTCTGTGGCTTGACGCTGATGCTCGTCGGGGTGATGGCATCTGAGTTGACCGACTTGACCTCCCACTCGGCACCCGATGTGAGCAGCACCAGGTTGTTCATCGGAACGATGTGCCGGATGGTGTTCGCCTCACGAGCTGCAACACGCACCGCGATGCGGTCGTCGTCATGCACCGGGAGACGGTATGACATAGTAGTCTCGGTGCCGCTCTTGGTCATCCAGATGTTCTGCGCCTGATTGATCGTCCCGGCGAATATCTTGCGCTGCTCGAAATATGACACCGCACCAGGGTAGTTGCTCGATGACGCGAACACGGTGTCATAGAGCGGTGGAGTGATTCCCATGTCCGGTGCGATGTTGTCGTCCACGAACACCGTGCTGGTCGTGCTGCCGATGAATCCGGACACGCCACCCTGCTCCTTGTAGACGTTGTAACGGGTAGCACCGGCAGATGCAGTCCAGGTGATCGTGTTCTTGCCACCGGTCGTGAAGATGTTGTTCACAACAAAGAGCGCGCTCACCGATCCTCCGCTGGTGTAGGCACCAAACCCAGTGGTGTTTATTGCATTGCCCTGCATGTCCAGCAGGGTGATCTTGGTAGTCGAAGGCACCGTACCGACCCGGTACTTGTTGCCGTTCAACTGGGTCATTCCGACGATGCCGGTGATGTAGACCTTGTCGTTCACCGCAAGACCGTGCGCTGCCGACGTGGTGATCTCACCAGGATTCGCCTGGGTGATCGCGCTGATGGTCGATCCAGTGTTGCTGATCGCATCTCCTATCACTGACTCCGAAACAACATCCGATCCGAATGCCGTCACCACGTAGGAATAGTGGTAGTCGGCACCTTTCGCGTTTCCAGACAACTGTATTGCTGTTGGCGGCAGCACGGTGGGGGCGAATGCCTCATCGCTCAACACCCAGTTCGTAGCGGCAAACCGTTTGAGTTCCTTTACTGGATAGTTGGGATGCACGAGCGTGAGGATGTCTCCCGACTGGACAAAATGGATGTCCATGAGATCCGCCTCGGCATAGGGATTCGATATCTCATATGGAGTGAATGCTACCGGTGTCGTGGTCGGGTCGAAGGTATGCAGCGTGGCATCAGATCCCAGCACGCCACCTTGACTGTGGAATCGAAAATAACCAGCACCAAGCTCGATCACCATCGTTTGTGTAGTCGAGTATGTGAACGATATCAATCGCGTCTTCTTGGTGCTGTCCTTGACCTCCCAGACCCATGCAAAGCCTGCACGGTTCTCTATCGGGCCTTGAGGGCGAATACGGAAATTGCGGCAAGTTGCCAGGCCGGCCTTGACCTTTGGGTCATCGATACGACCCAGAAGATCTTGCGCAATCTCTCCGCCCGTGAACGACAACTGTAGAAGCTTAGTTGCCATCACCGTGCCGCCATCCAACCCACCACATGCGTCTTGCTGGACTGTGACTGGTTCGCATCAGATATCGACGCCTTCGCAAGCCAGTAGGCCATTGCCTGCAACATCTTGGCGTTTACCGCTATCGCAGCGTCACCCTTGAGTACCGGCCCAGCGAGCATCGATGCCAGGTGGTAGGACAGCGTCAGGGTGAAGAGCGGAGAAAACTTTGATGGATCTGTCACGCGTTTGGTGTACCTCAACAGCGCGATTGACTGATCCGTATAGATGACCTCGTTGCCATCTGAGTACAATTCGACCTTGAAGGGCTGGGTCGTGTAGCTTCCGCTCGGGACGTAACCGTCCAGGTCTGAAGACCAGAGCAGGTTGTTGTTGTCGTCAGTTGCGTCAGATGGAATGACCTGCAGTATCCGCAGCGCATCGCTCGGCTTTGAGTATGCGTACTGCCACATCGTAGACTCGGACGTCACCTGGACAGGCAGCGTCCTTCGCAGTGAAAACTTCCAGTCGTGCATCTCGAGCAGAGAGTCACGAGCGATTGAGTAGAACTGTGCGCAATGCTCGGCCTGGGCAGACCCTTCAGGTGGGTCGATGCTGGACACTGTAGCGGCATCCCCGAGATGACTCAATGCCAGATTGCAGATCGAGACTTCAGATGCCATCACTCACCTCAAAAAAGCTGGGGGAATTGATTGCTCGCCTCCCCCAGTAACGCGCCACAGCACTACGAGAGACTGCTTACTCCACCGACTTCATATCCTTCGACGGAACCTTCAGCGTCTCGCGAACCTCGCGAAGCGTGTCGGACAACTTCATCCCCTTGGGGAATTCCGTCTCAAAAGTTTCGCCTGCAGCAACCATGCGATTCTCGTGAGAGATCCAGCGAGCGACGTCGGTGATGTATTTGGGCATGGTTCACCTATCAGACGACGGTGAATCCGGACGGGTAGTTCTTGTTCACGGCGACGTCAGTGTCAGTGATGACGCACGAGAACGATCCGGCAGTCAGGGGGCCAGTGCCAATGGTGTACTGCACACCAAGATAACGCTGGCCGATCGGCTGGGCCAGCAGCACGGCGCTGTTCAGGCACAGGGTGATCGGCTTGCGACCGGCAGTCAGATCCGTTTTGGCAATCGCATCCGTCGATGACAACACGGTCGGTGACGACAGGCTGGCAGATGCAGACGAGATGATCTGGAATGTCACGGTCGCGGCACCGGCAGCAGTCGCCGCCACGTCCACCGTGAACACGGCATAGAGATCTTCACCAGGGCCGAGATCTCGCGCAACGCCGAGATCGATGGTGTTGGTTGAAACAGCCGAAGCGGTAACTGCCTGGGCCGACGAGAGTTGCAAGAGTGCATCGGTAATCATGTTGTTTGCTCCAGGCTGAGTTAGGACACGAGCGATTCAGCGATGCTCAGGCCGTCAACTCGACGCACCGGAACACCCATGAATTCCAATTGGTTAATCTGCGTTCCGAACTGCGTCATGGCTGGCTTGATGCCAAGAGCGTTGGACGACTTCTCCAGCGCCTGGATCATCAGACCTTCCTGAATCGAACGGTTGCCATAGAAAGCGGCACGACCCATCTGGAAATTGGGGATACGAGCGATCGCACGCATCATCAACTTGATCAGATTGGTCGAGGCAGTCGAGGCTTGCGTGCCCGTCACACCAACCCAGTCGGACAGGTCAATGTTGGCGATGCGAACCACGTAGCGCCAGTCCTTCACGACCAGGCCCGAGTCCCATTGGAACAGGCTTCGTTCCGCCTGGTAGAAGTTGCCGGAGGCATCTGCCACCGATTCTTCGCCCAGGTTGCGCGACTTCAGGCCGGCGCTCGAGCCTTGCGGGAATGTGCAGAACACCGACTGCTGCCCCCACACCACGAGGTACACGGAGGCGTTGTCAGAACCAGAGCCGCCACCAAGAATCACGTTGCCGCCGTTGCCTGCGGTCGTGCTGGAGTAACGAGTCGCCAGGCCCGAGAACGTCTTCACGTCGGTGCCCACGTTGCCGTTGAAAATCTTGCTGACCATTTCCTGGCCCATTGCTTCGATGAACGGCGACTCCTCTGACAGGCGGAATGCGGCACTGTTGCCATTCAATTGCAGAAGCTTCGCGTCGATGTGCGAGCGCGCTTCCAGCATCGCGCAGGGTTCCACGATCTGAGCGGTCGTACTCTTGCTCAACGGGACACCGGCGTTGTACTGACGCCAGTAGACCGTGGGCAGGCCGGTGCGAATGTTGACAACGTGCGACGTCGGCTGATTCGCCTCGATCGTCACAACGTCTTCCAGGATCTCGTTCTGCTGCGAGAGCATTTCCGCGATCGGATCAATCTTGCCATCAGACGTGAATCGCTTCGACGCTTCAGCAAGGGTCAGTTGACCAGTACCAAGAGTTGCCATTTCCTACTCCTTTAAGGGTTCATGTTTGGGTACATGCGTTGAGCCATCGACAGTTCGGTGCCGTTGTTCTTTGCACCATTCACAAACGATCGGTCTTCGCTGATTGCTTTGCCGGCCCGAAAAAACGCCCGGATGATTTCTGGGTTATCGCCCAAACCGGTCTTCTCCAGCAACGTCGCAAGTTCAGGTGTGCCAAACTTTTCAAGTGCAACTTTCGCGATCCCTCGGTTCTCTTCCAGATTGCTGCCTCCGAGTTCCTTGTCGGACTTAACCGCGTCTGTCCACTCACTTCGCAAGTTCGCCATCGCATCGGCGTGACTCTTGGCAATTGCCGGCCCGATCACATCGACAACCTTCTGTGCGCTCTCCTGGGTCAGGTTCAGTTCTTTCGCTACCTTTGAGTAGGAGTCGATCACGTCAGGATTGAATGACAACCCCTCCGGTGCCTTGAACTCATACTTCTCTGGCGCACCCGCAGGTGCCGCTTCAGAACCCACTTCAGCAGTCTCTGCTGACGCGGCCTTCTCACCATTCGATTGTTGCTGCTGACTTCCTGCATCCGCAGCAGTAGCGGTGCTTGAAGTCGTACCGGATGCAGAACCTTCACTGGTATTGGTGGTCTCTGCTGTCGTCGTTGCTGCTTCTGCCATCTGTTGCCTCTTTG